CAAAGTAGCATCTATAACAAACATTATCAAAGATCTAAAACCTAGACAACAAAAGACTATGAAAGCACACGCAAGACATCATAGCTTAAAACATATGCGATCAATGGCAAGAGCCTTAAAAAAAGGTGCTACTTTTCAAACTGCTCATAATAGAGCCATGAGAAGTGCAGGCAAATGAGTGGATTTACTACTACCGCTACTTTATCAGAAATGATAAATAAAATGCGTTATAGAAAAAGGAGAAAAACAAGTGGCAAAAAGAAAAAGAAGAAACGTACCAAAAGATAAAAAGACAAAGATACCTAAAAAGTATCTATCAGGTCTTAAAGGTGCAAAACGATCATCAAGAGCAAGATTGTTAAAATCTATGGCTTCTTTGTATAGATCAGGTGCTACTATTCCTTTATCAATGTTCAAAGCGAGAGTTAAATAATGGCAAGAGCAAGACCACTATCTGCAAGAGTAATATCTACACTTAGAGCAAAAGCAAAGAACAGAAAAAATATTACATTAGGTCAATTAAAGAAAGTTTATAGACGAGGGCAAGGGGCATGGTTATCTTCAGGTTCACGGCCAAAGATACCTATGGCTGGTTGGGCTATGGCAAGAGTAAATTCTTTTTTAAGAGGAAGCAGAAAGCATGATACAGATTTAAGAAGAAAGACAAGGAAAAAGAAATGAGCAATAAATCAGCTTTAGAAAAAATAGAATCTCATGAGAAACTATGTAGAATAATGCAAAAAGCAACTCATGATAAAATTCATGATCTACAATCTCAAATAAACAGAATAGAAAAGATTATGCTAATCTCTGTTGGTGCGTTAATCAGTTCAATGGCATATGTCATTATGATCTTGCTAGAAAAAGTCTAAATCTTTACTTTTAATTAAAATACTTGTACAAGCAATAATTGTATGAGTCATAAGAAAATTTTAATTATTTCTGATATGCACATTCCATATCATCACAAAGACTCAATTAAATTTTTAAAAGAAATCAAAAAAGAATTTAAACCAGATACCATAATCAATATTGGAGATAGCTTAGATTTTCATGCAATCTCTATGCACGATAGCAACCCTGATCTTTTCTCTGCTGGACAAGAACTAAAAGAAGCTAAAAAATATATAAAAGAATTAGAAGATATATTTCCAAAAGTTACAGAAGTAGATAGTAACCATTCTAGCTTAGTTTATAGACGAGCATTAAAATATGGTATGAGCAAAGAGTTTTTAAAAGACTATGGAGAGTTCTTAGGTACTAAAAAATGGAAATGGATAGATGATTTAACTCTTACAATGTCCAATGGCCAAAGATGTTTCTTTACTCATGGTAGGTCAGCAGATGTACTAAAAACAAGTCAAGCTATGGGTATGAGTTGTGTACAAGGTCATTATCATACAAAATTTGTAGTGTCATGGTGGGCAAATCCTGATAATCTATTTTTTGGTATGAATGTAGGTTGTTTAATTAATCAAAAATCAATGGCATTTGCATATGCTAAGAATTTTAAGACCAGATTTATATTAGGTTGTGGAATTATACTAAATGGCTACCCTAGACTACTTCCTATGGTTTTAGACAAAAAGGGAGATTGGATAGGTAAAATTGTTTAGATTAAAGCCACAGAGAGCCACAGAGAGGGCTACTGAACGTCAGGTTGGGGGTAAGCACTACACTAGCTTCAAAATACAGCCTATAGAGTTTATAAGGAAGAATAAGCTTAGTTTTATTCAGGGTTGTATAATCAAATATGCCTGTCGTTATAACAAAAAAAATGGTAAAGAAGATTTAGATAAAATTATACATTATTGCGAATTAGAAAAAGAATTTTTAGGAGATTAAATGATTTGGAACATTGTAGGTCAAGTAGTTAGTTCAGGCTTTAAAGTTATGAAGACCAAAAGCGAAACAAAACAAATACAAGCTTTGGCTGAACAAAGACACTATGAAAAAATGCTTGATGGTAAAATTCAATATGAAGTAGCAAAACAAACAGCTATGGATAACTCATGGCGTGATGAGTGGTTTACCATTATCTTGTCATTACCATTACTAATAGTTTTTGGTTCTATCTTTCTTGGTAAACCAGAATGGATAGAAAAATTAAAAGAAGGATTTGATACTCTAAACCAACTACCTGAATGGTATATTTATGCGTTACTTGCCGCAATAGCATCGAGTTTCGGATTAAAGGTTACTGATTTAGCAATCAAAAAGTTTAAAAAGTAATTTCATTTAACATCGTAAATCTATAATATGTCTAAATGGACAAATTAAAAGTTGATGCAGTAATAACTAATTTAGAATTACAGTTAGAAACCAATAACAATCCTTATGGTAGCTTTGTAAATTTTAGATTCATAGATACTTTTCCATATTTTACAAAAGTAAATGAGATGGTTGAAGAAGTTAGAAAAAGAAACGATGTAGAACTTATCAACTATGAATATTCTTATACAGGAATCCACGAAGATACAGATATAAAACTTTTCGATATAACTTTAAACTAGGGTGGAAAGAGGAATAATATAAAAAAAATCCACCCTAGTATTTTGGGTCAATTCAAAGTGATAGCCATGTATAAGAACTATCGGTGTTCTTCCCAAAATTCTTTAACAGGTCGCCAACTCTCGCTGACGACCCTATCCATGCAAAGAGCAATTGAGTGAGCATAGAATTTATCCTTCTTGCTTAGATACTAAAGCAAGGTCTCGTTTAATTTCTGTTTGTCTAACAGATAAGTAACGATCTAAATTTTGATAATGAAACTTCGCTTTGATTAATTGTTCTTCAGCTTCTGCATAATGTTGAACAACGTCTTTGTATTCCTGATCGGTTCTAGCTTCATGTTCTGCTTCAGACATTGTTTTAACAATCTTCTTATGTTTAAGAACACACTTAGAGAAAGTAGCTTTACGTCCTTCATCTAACACAATAACTTTCTTATGCCACTCAGACCACGCATTAGATGCTTCTTCTAATTTCTTATAAGCTTCTTTGCTATTTAAATTTAAGTTATCCATTAAAATATAATTACACCTAAAATAAATCCAACAGCAAAACAAATCCACTCTCTACGATAGTGAAGTTCTAAAACTTTTAAATCTTCTTTTGTTTTTCCAAATATCATCATGGGTATAGTAACATCTCCTTTGCATCTTTTTCTAATTCATTTATTTTTTTTTCATAACGATTAATCATATTCATCATTAATGCGTCAGATTCTTTTTTAGCATCTTCAACAGCCTGAACTTTAGAAAGTTTTAATTCTTCTATTTGCTTTCTTAGTTCTCCATTAAGTCTTTGATGATCTTCGTTTATCTTTCTGTAGTTTTTATTTTCTAAATACAAAGCTTGGATTTCCTCTAACTTCAATGCAAAATCTTTTTTTAAATTATTTACTTCTGTAACTAATGCTTTGATCTGAAGGTCTTTAGTTGTTTCCATAATTTATCCTTTTGTTGTGCTGGGGAAAGAGAGAGAGTAACCCCAGCACTATGTTACCTAAAAGTATAATGTTATGAAAATATATATACTTAAAATGCTTACGCATTAATCTCTCAATACCATATGTAAAATAAATTTCATAACTTTCTTTTTTTTAACTGATTTGTTTTTGATTTGGAATAGATTAAATATTAGAATTTCTGGTGTATAGATAGTTAAAAAAGCTAGGTTTTATGCGGTAAATTAATTGTTGCAAATGCAACCCCATAATGTAGATTATCTGTATATGTTACAAAAAAAAAATATAAACCTAAAAGGAGAAAATATGAAAAGTACATATAAAGTTAGAATCAGAAAAGTAGTTACAGAAGTTATCGAAGTTATTGAAGTAGAAGCTGATAACAAATTAGATGCTACTTTAAAAGCACAAGATCAATTTGTTGCTAAAGGTGGTAAAGTAAGAAAATCAGATTTACCTGAAAACACTAGAGTTGATATTGATGCTTATTTATACAAAGACCCTAAACAACCAAGTTTTAAAGGAGAGGAGATAGCATAATGAAAATATATACTATTAAGTACAGACCTAAAGGTAAGAAACCATTTTTACCTAAAGATGAATCAAGCAGTTTAGCTATCGCTAAAAGTTATTACTACATATTTACTGATAGCGAAAACTTACTTGAAGATTATTACGGAAAATATTTAGAGGGAGAAATTGATAATTTAATTATTATCAATGAAGAAACTAACGTAATGTATGATTACGATAATACACCAGCTTTAAGAAGAAAAGGGAGAATATAATGTACGACCCAAAAATCCCACACAGCTATCATATCTCTAAAGGTGCTGATAGTGTGTTTTACATTTTAAATTGTGGAGAGGAGTTCGTAAGAACTCTCTCTACAAATTATGATACTGCAAAAAAATTAGCAGTTGATCTTATCAAAAAAAATGACCCTGATTTTTTTCAAGAGGGTAATAAACTTTCAACTTACATTTGGAACAGAGACAAATGGAATGTATCTAAAAATTTTAAACCTGTTGAGATATATTCTCATCAACATATTTTAGATCATTATTCTCACATTAGAAAAGTAAAAACACAAAAAGCTATTGCAGAAGCTAAAGCTAAATATTCTTTTATTGGAGAAGTTGGAGATGTTTTAGATTTAGAACTTACAATTACAGAAATCTTTGGATTTGATGGAGACTATGGAGTTTGCATGGTACACAAGTTTAAAGATGCTGATGACAATAGTTTAATTTACTTTGGAAACTCAAAACAACTTAATTCAGAATATGATTCTAAATTTAAAGTTGGAGACAAAATTACTGTGACAGCTACAATCAAGAGACATACTAAATCTGAAAAAGATGTTGCTTGGACAGATGGATTTGATTCTGTTCTTAAACCTGTGACAGTAATATCTAAACCTAAACTTATAAAGGAGAGAGCAAATGGATAATCAAGTAGTATCTAACTTTGTAAATGATAAATGGATAGATAGATTGTATCAAAGATTTAACAAATCAATTTACCTTATCCAAAAGGATGGCACAGAATATAAAGGTGCTATCAAAACAAAAAAATTCTCAGGTAAGACTTATAGTTTTACAGAGGATGGAAGATGGTTTGACAGTAGTGGTCTGCCTGTTGAAGCACCATCAAGTGTTGATCTCAAAACTGAGATCAGCACTCTAAAGTCTGAAATAAAACAAAGAGAGAGAGACTCTAAATTTCAGGCACTTAAATCAACCCTGACCAATAACCTAAGAGGTAATTAATATGTCAAATAATAAAATATACTCTACTACTGAATATGGTGTGTTTAATAAGCTAAGAGGTAATAGATCAGTTAATGAACTTCACGTCAGAAGATTAGTTGAAGCCATTAAAGAAAAAGATTTACAAATACCAATTATTGTAGATCACGATATGAATGTCTTGGATGGACAGCACAGACTTGATGCTTACAAGATTGTGGGTAATCCAATCACTTATATCATTAAAGATAAGTTTGAATTGCAAGATGTAAGGAATGTAAATTCTGTTAATAGAAAATGGACATTGACAGAATATCTTATGTCTTACTGCAAACTTGGTAAAAAAGACTACCAACTTTTAGAGTGGTTTCATAGAACTTATGAGTTTGGTATTGCTGAGTGTGTTGCGATGCTAAATGGTAAGGGCTACACAAACGTCAATATTCTAAAAGAGTTTAGAAAAGGCGAGTTTGTAATAGATGATTTAGAACAAGGTAAAACTTGGGCTAAAAATATAAATGCTTGTGGCGAGTATTTTCAATATTACAAAAAAGCAACTTTTATAAAAGCTATGTTGAGTGCCATGAAAGATAAAACTTTCAGCTTCAAAATATTTTTTAAGAGATTGTCTAACAATTCATCTAAACTTAAAAATCAAGGTAGTAGAAATGACTTTATTGTGAATATAGAAAGACTCTATAATCATGGTACAGCCAATAAGTTTAAGGTTAGATTAGACTTATACGATTATAAGAGGTAAATCATGGCTAAATTAATATACGCAATTAACACTAGAAATAAGTCATTTAATTTGCTAGAACAAGTTTATAAAGATTTTGGGGTGGTATTCCATCCCAAATCTACTGTTGTTTCAGTAGAAAACTTTATAAAGGAGAAAGCTAATGGAAAAAGCACTTCCGAAGCTTCAAGCCAAATACGACAAGGCAATAGTGAGAGAAAAGGACTTGTTGGAAAAGCTAAAGAAGATAAGGAACAACAAGAAATCGTTAGCTTGGAAGATACATCAGACCAAGTATCATCCAGCTATGGTTTAAAGAGAGAGGACAAATAGTTATGAAAAAAATGTACTTAATGACAATACTCGTATGCACTCTTTTAAATGGATGTGCCAAATACGACCCAATCATTGACACAAAAGGTAAGTCTAAGTTTGAGACCAGCAACGCAAGTGACATATCAAACGATATAATATTGTGCGAGAAACTTGCAAAAAACAATACAACACTTCTTGGTAATATAAATTTTTGGATATTGTCTCCTAAAGCTGAGACTCAATATACAGACATTTATAGAAAATGCTTACTTGGAAGAAACCATCAGGTGTTGAACTAATGACAAAACCAACAGCAAAAATTAAGAAACTAAGCTTTCAATGTGCAAGATGTTTTAAGAAAGATGCAGATAAGTTAGCTTGGTTTTTTTCATCTGATTCTTTATGGGCAGATAGTCTATTATGTAGAGTCTGTTTTAAAGAAGCTTTAAAATCAATACCAACAAAAGAAAGAGAGGAATGGTCATGTTGATAAAAAACAGCGATCAAATTGCAGAGATAAGCTACCTTATTCCACCTGTACTTAATATGTATGGAGTATCAGAGGAACAAAACGAAAAAGTTTTGAAAAAGGTGTTTGGTTTGCAATTAAAGAAGATGCGACTTATGAGAGGATATACTCAGACTAAAGTTGCAAAAGCAATAAACGTCACTTTCCAGCAGATTCAGAAATACGAGAAAGGTAAAAATGCTGTAAGTGTGCATAATGAACTTAAATTAGCCGAGTTCTTAGATTGTGATAGGAATTATTTTATTCAGCCTATTACAGACAATGGCTATAAATTTTTAACAAAGAGAGGGAATGGACATGATAATCAAGAGCAAAGATAAACATGGCAATCAAATAGAGTTCAATCCTAAAGGTAGAGGAGCAAGATATACTGTAAATGGATTGAAGAAGAAAGGAGTCACTACAATCATAAGCGAAAGATTTGGAAAAGGAGCCCTTATGTGGTGGAGTGAGAATTGTGTTTATGAAGCTATTAAACAGCTAATGAAACATAATAAAAAACCTGTAGATGAGATTCAACAATTTGAAGATGATCTTAAATACAGGGTAAAACAAATCAAAGAAAGTGCTATGCACATTGGAACTAATATGCACTCTTTATGCGAGGATTATATTCTTGGTAAAGAAGTTATTACTCCAAACTCAGAGCCACTTAAAACTATGTTTGAAAAGTTTAAGAAGTTTTGGGATAGCAAAAAAATTAAGGTAGTTGAGACAGAGAAAACATATTTCTCAAAAGAGTTAGATGTGTGTGGAACTCTTGATTGCCTTGTTAAGTATAAAGGTAAGATTGGAATATTAGACTTTAAAACATCTAAGGATTTTTACCCTGATATGCCAATTCAAATTCATACTTATAAAAAATTAGTAGAAGATTCTACTGATTTAAAAGTCGAGTTCTTAGCAGTTATTAATATTCCAAAAGAGCCTGTTAAGGATGTGGAGATGAGGATATTTCAAATTAAGCCTAAGTATTTAAAAGGCTTCAAAGCTTGTAAATATCTGAATAGCTTAGAAGAAGATTTTAAGCAAAGAAACTTGGAATATAACAAACAAAGGAGCAACTAATGTACCAACAACAACAGAAACAACCTTTTTGTGCTTTAACAATGTATCTTAGACCCACAGGAAATAAATCTCCTAAGTTTGAGTACAAAGCTGATGCCAAAAGTTTATTTACTTGTAGCTTAACAAAGAAAAAATATAAGCTATCACAAATAGACGAGTGGTATCATACTGAGGGAGTACAAAACTTTGTAAGACAAGGCTATACAGGTAAATGGTATGCTAAGACTCAGGACATTGAGAATCCTCATAAATACGATATGGGAACAACTCAAATGGTTTTAAGTTTTATTATGACTAAGCCTTATAAACCTCAACCTAATGTGGATGGTATGAAACCAATAGGTCAGGCTATTCCACAGGTGCAACAGCCACAAGCTGTAAAACCTAATGATTCATTTGATGATGATTTGGATGCACCATTTTAATAAACTTAAAGAGAGACTAAGTATGTGGTCGCTATATTACAGAGAGTATATAGTTGGCTTCATACTTGGTTTTGTAATAGGAGCAATATTGTTATGAAAAAGAAAACAAATAAGTGGGGAACAAGAAAAGAAAATTGGAGATTGTTGGTCACTTTAAGTCAAGCTGGAATACCTACAAATGACTTTGGGTCAAAAGATACTTTAGATCAATTAGAAGCAAAAATAGATTTATCTTTTGCAAAGTTAAAACAAATAGCAACAAAATCTAAAGGTGGTATTCAATGAAAATCCAATTAGAACTAGATTACAAAGCACATAACTATACAGACACTAGCAAATCTGCTTTTAATAATAAAAAAGATAAACTGACAAAAAGAGAACAAGTTTATGAATATATTAAAACAGAAGCTTCAACTAATTATCAAATAGCTGATGAGTTGGAGATGCCATTGTCTAGTGTGTGTGCAAGAGTCAGAGAACTACAGCTTACAGGTCACATAGAAGATAGTGGAATAAGACGAGAAACACCTTATGGTAAAACTGCGATTGTATGGCAAAAAAAAGACCAAATCTAGCTGAGAGAAAGTGGATGCAACAAGTAGCAGACTATGGATGTGTAGCTTGTGAGATTGATGGATTAGTTAGACCAGCAGAGATACATCACATCAGAAAGCATACAGGAATGGGTCTGAGACCCTCACATTTTGACATTTTACCACTTTGTAGTGTCCACCATAGGACAGGTAAAATATCGGTGCATTTGGGCAAACAAGCTTTCATAGAAAAGTATGGAACAGAGCAACAATTACAACAACGAGTAAGAGAGAGGATAAAACAATGGAACGAGATAGTGGATATTTTTTAGTTTGGAGAAAGATATGGAAATCTCCTGTATTTAAAAATCTAAAACAATGTGCAATATGGATATATATGATTAGTCAGGCAACACATAAGGACAAGACCCTGAACTTCTTAGACAATAAGATATTTGTTAAAAAAGCTGAATTAATATTTCCATTAAGAAAAAATGCTGAAATATGGGGTATTACATATTCTGAGATGCGAACTTTCATCAAGAGGTTGAAGAATAGGAAGATGATTAACGTCAGAATACACCACCTATTACCCACCTCTAACCACCCTAGCCGAAAAGTAAGTATAATTGAGTGCTTAAACTATGACAAATATCAGTACCTAGAAAACTCGCAACCACCTCAACACCAGCTATCGCCTGATACTAATACACTATATACTAAAGAATCTATTAGTATTGCGTCAAGCAAGGATGTGAATAATGGTTATAAACAAGTTGGGTCTTGGGGAGACTACAATATCTTAGAAAAAGGTGGAAAACAGTACCTCAAACATAAATACAAGGATGAGCCAATTAAGGAATATCAATGATTGGATTGCTGAGAATATTCAAATATGTCAGAAAAAGATTGATTAAACTGTCACTTGAAAATAAAATGCTTAAAACCCAGCTTGAATATTATAGAGCAATAATTGAGTCAGATAATAATAGAAAACACTAGATGGTTAAAAAAAAGTCAAAGTTCAGACATATTTCAATAAATAAAAAAAAATACTACTTCTATGAAATTAAGTGGTTAGATATTTTAGGAGACTCAGGTCACGCAAGTTCTAAAGAGTTTGATAATATGAAACCAGCTTTAATGACAACTACAGGATATGTTTATTCTAAAGATAAAAAATATTTAAGAACATTTGCTAGTTATGACGACAATGAAGAAAGCTTCTCAGATAGAAATGTTTTTCCTATTGGTTGCATAAAGGAACTAAAAAAGATAGAGATATAAGAATATGAAATCCGACATAAACAAGGCAGAAAAAAGAAAACAAATGGGCAGACCCATAAAAGATGTTGATGAAAAAATATTAGCAAATTTAAGTCAAATAGGATGCACACAAGAAGAAATAGGAAGCATTGTTGGAATATCTGCAAGAACTTTACAGAGAAGATTTGCCGATTTATTAGAGGTTAATAAAAACAAAGGTAAAGCTAGTTTAAGAAAAAAAATGTGGGAGAAAGCTATGAAAGGTAATGATAAACTTCTCGTATGGCTGAGTAAAAATTACCTAAACATGGTTGATAAAGTACATACAACATCTACAACAGAGCCTTTACCATTAATTATAGAAGCTAAAGCAGAAGAAGTTAAAGATATAAATGGCAAAGAAAAAAGGTAATCTTTATGGCAAGGTCATAAGCTATGAGCCTGTATTTCACAAAACATCAATAGGTCGTAATCCAAGTAAAGCTAAAATGAATAAGAACAAAAGACGATCATTTAAAAAATACAGAGGACAAGGTAAATGAGTAAAAGATCAATGTTCTATCCAAATGGAGAGTTTATTCCATATCAAATGCCACAGGATTATAGACCATCAACAGGTAGAGGTAGCTGTGGGAACTGTGGTTTGTTTTCACAAAAACATATGTTTTGTGGTGTCTATAGAACTAAGGGAGTTAGAGATACTTATGTTTGTAATAAATGGAGACCAAGACACTTTAGAAGATAATGGAACTAATCATATCAAATGATGGAGTGTTCTCGCTAGTTCCTGTCACTAAAGCTATGCTAGAGCATATCAAGATACTTGCAGAAGTAGATTGCTTTTCACTATGCGATATTATCAGATTAGAATTTACAGAATATTTAGACTACCCACACAATCTTCACATGATGAAAGATGGTAGTGGCTATTTTTATGGGTGCATTTGCAGATGATAAATGATATTTACTTTGCATGGCTAAATACAAAGGAAGAACAGTAAA